CTACAATGACCGTAAGCTTAACATCTATGCAGCAGTTGACTTTGCATTCAGCCTAGGTAAAAGGTCTGACTATACAGCCATTGTTGTCATAGGTATAGACCACGAAAAGAACTATTACGTCTTAGCAATAGACAGGTTTAAGGCAGACAGGGTTAGTGAGTATTTCAAGCACATAGTAGACCTACACTCCTACTGGGGGTTTAAGAAACTACGTGCAGAGGTTACAGTAGCCCAGCAGGTTATAGTTAATGAAATAAAGGACAAGATTAAAATGTCTGGCATGTCATTACCTGTAGAGGAGTTTAGACCAACAGCTAAGGAGGGCAGCAAGGAGGAGCGCGTAGCAGCTACACTAGAGCATTTATATGATGACTTAAGGGTATGGCACGTAGAGGGGGGTTGGACTCCACAGCTAGAAGAGGAGCTTATACAAGCAAGACCTTCACACGATGATATTAAGGACTCTATGGCATCTGCTATAGAAATTTCAGTGGCACCTAAGCAATCCATGAAGAGTAAGATGACTGATCTTTTTGGTGAGCTAGGTGGTAACATACCTACCAACAATCGGTTTGGTGGGGTTAGTTTTAAATAGGAAACAGATATGCCAGCAAAGAAACGTAAAGCTAAGAAAGCTACAATGGAATTATATTGTGCTCAAGAGAAAGGCAAAGGCGGCAGAACTCGCCAGAAGTCTAAAAAGAAATCTAAGAAGTAGGAGAACCCATGTCTAACAAAGTAGCAGAGATACAAGCACTGATGGGGCAGAATTCGTCTGCTGCTTGGGTGACAAGCTTATGGTCTAAGTTTACAGACCAGAGGGTTAACAAGGAAGCTGAGTGGCTAGAGTTGCGTAAGTACATTCACGCTACAGACACCACCACTACAGCTAACAGTGCCCTCCCTTGGAAGAACTCTACCACACTACCTAAGCTATGTCAGATACGAGACAACCTCTATGCTAACTACATGAGTGCGTTGATGCCCAATGACAACTGGATTAATTGGGAAGCACACTCAGTACAGGCAGCAGCTAAGGCTAAGCGTGACGCTGTAGAGACTTACATGCGTAACAAGGTGAGAGAGTCTAACTTCCGTCAGGAGGTTTCTAAGCTCGTATACGACTATATTGATTACGGTAATGCTATAGTAACACATGGCTACGAGAGCCGTTACAAGACTCTACAGGACGGTTCTATCCTACCTAGCTATGTAGGGCCAGTGGCTTTACGAGTCCTTTGATGAAAGCTACAAAGTAGTTAGAAGCATCAAGACTATTGGTGAGCTTAAGAAACTAGCTACCACTGACCCTGACCAAGTGTTTTGGGAGAAGACCTTAGAGAACCGCGAGAATATACGTGGCATGATAACTAAGGCAGGGTATAGCCGTGATGACTTTAACAAAGCTTCTATGTATACAGTGGATGGCTTTGGTGACATGTATGAGTACATCTTTGGTGATCACGTAGAGATATTGGAGTTTTTTGGAGACTACTATGATAGTGAGACTGGTGAGATACACACTGACAGAGTTATCACAATTACGGACAGAAGCACAGAAGTTCGTAATGAGCCTATGCCTAGCTGGATGGAGGGGTCTCCCTTTCGACATGTAGGTTGGAGACCACGGCAAGACAACCTATGGGCTATGGGGCCACTAGACAACCTAGTAGGCTTACAGTATAGGTTAGACCACCTAGAGAACCTTAAGGCTGATGCTATGGACTTAGCCGTACATCCACCCCTAGTAGTTCAAGGTGAGGTGGAAGAGTTTGTATGGGGGCCAGGTGAAGAGATAAGCATTGATGAGAACGGTGGCGTATCGGAGCTAGGTAAGAACTTGAATGGTATCATCTCTGCTGCTAATGAAATGCAAGCCATAGAAGATAGGATGGAGCTGTACGCAGGAGCCCCTAGAGAGGCCGCAGGGATACGAACACCAGGTGAGAAGACCCTAGGTGAGGTTATGCAACTTGCTACCGCAGCAGGGCGTATATTCCAAGAGAAAGTATCTGCCTTTGAAATAGGACTACTAGAGCCTTTGCTTAACGATATGCTAGAGTGTGCTCGTAGAAATCTAGACGGTAATGACATAGTACGCTCAGTGGACAGCGAGACAGGCTTACAGGAATTCTTGACCTTAACTAAGGAGGACATTACAGCAGCAGGTGTAGTACGTCCAGTGGGAGCTAGGCACTTTGCTAAGCAAGCACAAGACTTACAGAACCTACTATCAGTTATGAACTCTCCTGTCGGACAGATGATACAGCCTCACACTAACACAGCTAACCTAGCTAAGTTTGTAGATGACATAACAGGCTTAACAGGCTATGATATATTCAAACCTAAAGCTGGCTTGAATGAAGCTCAAGAGTCTCAAGACCATGTAGGTAGACTACAAGAAACGTCTGCTGTAATGAACTCAACACCTCCGGTGGCATAATGAAACGTAGTTGGACAGATGGTTTAGATGGTGATCAGGAAAAGGACATTCAAAGTTCTTTTAAATCTGCAACAGTGGTTAGAAATAGGCTTACTGAGATATGCGAAAGTAAGATTAAAACATCTTTGTCTCCTAATAAAGCACAGTACGATAGCCCCAACTGGGCATATCAGAAAGCAGATGACATAGGATACCGCAGAGCACTAGAAGAAATAATTGGTTTATTAGAGGAAAAAGTAAAATAAACTGTCACAAAACAGCACTTTTTTTAGTCTATATAGTATATAAGAAATATAATTTAATATTTTTATTACAAAGGTAGTTAATATGGCTGACCAGCCTAATGTATTTAGTAGTGAGGAAACCCCTCAAAATGTTCCAGCTTCAACTAATGTTTTTGAAGACCAACTTAAACAAATAAAGAATGAAACTGGAGAACAGAAATACGACAGCGTTCCTAAAGCACTTGAAGCATTACAGCATTCTCAGTCTTTTATTGGGCAGCTTAAAGAAGAATCCTCAGCTAAAGATGCTGAGCTTCAAGCCCTGAGAGAAGAGGTTGCTAAACGTGCTGCTGTAGAAGATGTCGTAAGTAAGTTCACTGCAACACAAGAACAGCAACAACAGAGTAACCCTCAAGTTCAAGGTCTTGATGAGCAGAAAGTAGCAGAGATTTTTAACAATCTCACTGCACAACAATCGGCAGCTCAAGCTGCTCAAAGCAATGAAGTTAAGGTTAACCAAGCTCTAGTACAGCAGTTTGGTGATAAAGCAGGAGAAGCAGTACAGGCTAAAGCAGCCGAGCTAGGTATGTCTGTACAGGCATTACAACAGCTCTCACAAAGCTCTCCTAATGCAGCCTTGTCTTTGTTCCAAGTAGCACCAACAGCATCCCCCTCTGTAACTACAGGCAGCTACACCATTCCAGCTAGTCAGCCTAGAGAGACAGAGTTAAAAAGACCAGAGAAGTCTCTCTTACGAGGAGCTTCTACTAAAGACCAAATTGAATATTTACGCCAAATCAGAGATAGTGTTTATAAGAAACACGGCGTACAATCTTGAGGATTAAAACATGCAGTTAACAAACAACACTACAGCGTTCATTGAACAGGATATTTATTCCGACTTTATCTTGATGAACCTACATGATGGCTTACTAGGCACAGAGTTCTACCGTGACGTAGCAGACTTTGGTTCTGGTGACACCCTAAACATTCCTACTGTTGGTAGCGTATCTATCCAAGAGACAGCAGAGAATGAAGCCCTTGAATACAGCCCGATTGATACAGGTCGTGTACAACTAACTATCACTGAGTATGTTGGTGATGCTTGGTATGTTACTGACGATCTACGAGAAGATGGTTACAAAGTAGAAGCTTTGATGGCAGCACGTTCATCTGAGTCTACACGAGCCATACAAGAGTACTTTGAGTCTAAGTTCTTGTCTGTGTGTAACGAAGCACAAGATCAGACAGGCCCAAATAAAATCAACGAGTTTGCTCACCGCATTGCTTCAACAGCGACCAATAACACTTTTGACCTAGAGCAGCTAGTCGATATGCGTTTAGCATTTGACAAAGCTAATGTTCCAGAGCAAGGCCGAGTGTTTATGGCTGACCCTGTAGTAGAAGCTACGCTAAACAACCTAGTTACTATCACCACTGATGTGACGCCTTTTGCCAAGGACATCCTTAACAATGGTATGAGTTCTGGTATGCGTTTCACTCAGAGCCTATATGGTTTTGATATTATCATTTCCAATCGCTTAGACAAGAGTGGTGCTGGTGCCTTTACAGACGGTACTACTTCTGTAACAGGGGCAGTAGCTAACGTAGCAATGTGCGTCCTCGATGACCAGTGTAAGCCCATTATGGCAGCTTGGAGACGACAGCCTCGTGTAGAGGGTGAGCGCAATAAAGACCTCAGACGTGATGAGTATGTAGTGTCGGCCCGTTGGGGTATTGGTGCTCAACGTGTAGATACTCTAGGTATCATCATCACTTCTGCTACAGCAATTAAATAAGGAGACTTACAATGGGTTATGAAAACAACGCATTCCCACTAACAAGTGGTACAGCTTACAATCATTACGGCCAACGTAAAGTAGGTGGTAGTGAGGGAGCTGAGGCTCCTTCTGCTGGCGCAGAGCGTGAGATTAAAGTTAACTTTGATGGTGATGCTTTGCCTAATAAAGTTAAAGTTCCAGCAGGTGCATTGGTGATAGAGATTGTAGACTTCTACACTGGTTCTGTATCTGTAGCTACAGTTGGCTCTCAAGTCATTTCTGGTGTCGATGGCACCCAAGGCAACTACGTAGCAATCACTACAGAAGCAGCTTTAACTGTTACTGGCCCTTCAGCGGGTTCAGCCGTAGTTAAGTATCTATACGCAGTATAGTCTAGCTAACCTTAAGAGGGGGAGTGGAAGTTATTTCCCCTTCCCCTTTTCTTTTGTCTGGAGGAAACATGGCAGATGTACAGCATAAGGACTTACCTGAGAGTCAGTTGCACGATGTTAAAGGTGCAACAACGTCTACGGAAGGTCAAATATTAAAGTCTACTGGTGGTGCCTCTGCATAGGTAGCAGCAGTTAACCAAGGCTTTATGGACTATAATGACACACTAACAGCAGCAGCACCTATTACTTTGGCAGCTAACACTTGGACAACTGTAACTAACAATGGTGCAGGTGCTTTTACAAACAAAACTTTTAAACCTTTTGGTGTTACAGAGTTAATGGACTCAAGCGGTAACTTTGATTTTTCAGAACTGCCACTTGGCACAACAGTGTTAATACGGAATGACTTTACAGTAGTTCCCTCTATTAATGATTCACTGCTTAGCTTACGTTATCAGCTAGGCGGAGGTGGTGGTGAGTACACTCTTGAAACTATTATAAGTAGGCTAGACAGTGGTTCTGGACTTCCATACAGAGAAGGATTAAGAACGGATTTAATTTACATGGGTGATACCAACACAAGAGACAACCCCGTTACTTTACAAATTAAACTGTCCTCTCCTGGAACTCTTGTAAATGCTGGTAGTGTAATACAGGTACTTGGACGATGATTAAAGTTTATAGAGATGATGAAGCTAACTCTGTGTTCCTTGAAAATGCAAATGGAGCACAGTTCTTAAACAGCTTACAAGCTGAGATAGTTGACACCGATAAGGTTACAATTAATGACCTAGCTAGGCAGATTAGTGTTGTTAGTGCTGCCGACCACTCTCAGTTTGTGCAGGAAGATGACACCCCCTATCCAGGTACACCTACAGAAGTTTGTGATGAACTTAATGCTGTATTTGCAGCAACAGGCACCCCAAGTAACGAACCCCCTGTTATTACAAGTAACCTAGCAATAAGCCTAGTAGAAGGCCAAACAGTTAACTATGAGCTAACTGCTGACTATGGTGTAGGTTATGAATGGGACTTATCTAACGTACCGGGCATTACAACTGTTGAAGGTAACACTAGAAAGATTATTGGTGGCAGCAGCTTAGCAGCAGGGGAGTATGCAATACCAGTTAAGGCCATTAACTATAATGGTGAAGATAGTGAGATTATTGAGCTGTCTATTGGCACCCCTCCTTTTGCAAACACTAAGAGTGTACAGTTTAATAATAATGACTACTTAGGCGCTAATGCTGGGATACTAGACCCAACATTAGGTAGGTCAAGTAATGGAA